ATGTCGCAGAAGCTGCTGTTGAAAATTTCCAGCCTGTCACTGCACTGCCTGAGTACGGCAAGCATCTGCATGAACGAGACGCGGCGCAATTCACGCAGTTCCGCATTCTCCCGCTCCAGCTCGGAGAGGCGTCCATCGCCAGCCTCTGCGAGATACGCGCTGACGGCGGCGCGGGCGATCCATCGCAAGTGCGCGCGTTCGCTATCAATCAATTCGTCCCAAGGGTCGTCGCAATCGATCTCACCGACAGCTCTTGCAGCCGCCTCCAGCGCGCGTTCGTTTAGATCATTCATGGCCCTCTCCCTGTTGGCCAGCGCCAGACTAAAACAAACAACACCACGCCCAGCAGCGCCATCGGCGCGGCGAGCATCACGGCGTCATAGAGGCGGTCGATCTCGGCGGGGGTCATGCTGCTTGCCTCACTGGCTTGTACGTCCGCGCGATCCACTGGCTGAGAGGTAGCGGTATCTTTGCGATCCTCGCGCTTGCGGCTTTGCGGGCGCTGGATTTGGAGCCCGCACGGCGTTGCAGCGAACAGTCGGCGCCAGGACCAAACCAATCGCCGCCGCCCTTGAGGTGTTCGGCTGGATTTGTTAGGCGCTTCGTGTGGGGATGGCCGATAGTTTTTCGTGCCAAGGTTGTCGGCATCAATGCTGGAACGTCACCCCAAAGATAGTAGCTACCAAAGTTCCACGCTGCGCGCCCGACCCACGGTTGAGCCCCGCACACGTTTTCGACAACCATCGGGATGCGATGGCCGGCGGCGGCGCTGGCTTCGCGCTGGATGCGAAAGCAGGCGTCGAAAAGCTGGGTGAGCCGTGCAAGTTCGCGGCCCGTAACGTCTGCCCTGATCGCCGCGGCCTTTGCCTTGGCGCGGCTCCACGGCATCGCCATGTAGCTGAACTCCTGGCAGGGCGGGCTTGCCACGATCAGCGCCGCGTCTGCAAACTGCGACCCGTGCAAGCTCATCACGTCAGCCAGGATCAGCTCGCCGGGGTAGCGTTCATCGCCGTATTCATGCGCTTCGATGTCAAAGCCGCGCGCGTGGTATCCTTCGGCAAGCAGGCCCTCGGTCCAGCCGCCTAGGCCGCAGAACAGGTCGATGGCGAGAGGCTTGCGCATCACGCCACCTCTTCCCGCGCCATCCGCATCAGGCGTTCGCAGTCGGCGCGGATGGTGTCGTTGGGGATGGCGATGGGCGCGTGGGGGCGGAGGGGGATGACGTTGGTCATGCCGCACCTTTGAGCGTGCGGGTTTCGCGAAACGCGTACAGTGCGAGCTTCATTTCGTGCTCGGCGTCGTTTATAGACACCTCGTCAAGCTCGTCGTTGTTGAACGCCGTGTAAGCGTCCAAAAACTCTGCAACGGTTTCTTCAAGCAATGTCGCCGCTGCTTCGGCTTGCGCTGCGTGATGAAGGCGAATTTCCAGCGTGTGAACGCGATCAGACAGGCGGCGTAGCTGCCCGATTGCGGCAGCGAATGTTAGCTGGTCCCGCTCCGTCATGTCCGCAAGCGGGATGGCCTCTAGGTCGGCAATCAGCGTGTTCATGTTGCTCACAGCACCCTCCGCAGCAGCTTGCACGTCGAGCGCACCACGTTGACCGTCTGGCGCGGGCGTAACTCATCAGCGGCTATCATCGTGCCTCGACCTTTCCATTCATCTTGCGGTGCAGGGTCTTGGAGAACCCGGCGCTCTGCCAACGTTTCGGATCGCGTCCCTCTGCCATCCGACTGAAGGGGCGGCTGGGGATTGCCTTCTTCGGGCCGGTCCCAACATCACCGCGCAACCTGCGACCTTTTGCAGACGCCTTCACATCCTTCGCGGTCTTCAGCTTGTGACAGCCGACACAGAGCAATTGCCAGTTGTCGAGGGTATGGGCGCCGAGATGATCGAGCGCCTGGATGTGATCCACGGCGTATTCCCCAAGCCGCACCTTCTCGGAGCAAGCTGCGCAGCGGCCATCGTGTTTGATGAAGACGGCGGCGATGTTCCGGGCTGTGAAGGCGCGGCGCGGCAATGGCTTGGGAAGGTCAGCCATCACCGCACCTTCTCAGCCGCCCGGATGCTGCTCTGTTCCGTGCGCCACATGTCTATGATTGCGCTCGCAGCCGACAAGCGGTTGCGCCACATGTAGTCCACCTCCCGGCAGGCTTTCACATGCGCAAGATGAGCGGAGAAATCTGCATGAGCGCGAGCGTCCATCTCTTTTGCAGCGGCGGATTTCTCGCCGCTCTCCAGCATGAGGCGAGCCAGAACGGTCTTCGTCAGATCGTCCATGTGTTCCGCAGCAGCGCGGGCCTTGGACGCTTCCTGCTGAGGATCGGTCAGGTAGCGCAACGCTTGCTCAAGCATCTTGTCGGTGACCATCAGCCCCGCGCCCCAGCTTCTTCCCACTCGACCGTTTCGCCCAGTTCTTCCCAACGCGGCGTGTATGCGAAGCGGTAGAAGGCGCGCATCATGTGCGGCTTGCGAGCCTTGAGCGCCTTCTTCTCTGCGCTCGTCCACCAAGCTTTGAGATCCTCGCGCGTGGAGTAGGCTTCCATCTCGCTTTCAAGGATCGGCCATTCCGGCTGCGTGGTCTGGTCTACCTCTTCGCCATCGTGCTCGATTGCTTCTGGCGCTGGCAGTTGCTCACGCACAACGGGTGCAGAAACCTGCGGGCGTGACGGCTCAAAGTCGATCACCTCTTCAGGCGCGTACATGCCGCCCAAAGCGCCAGGATAAGCCGTGCGGACGCCTTCCGAGATGACACGCGCACGGAGCATCTGGCGCGGGTATTTTTTCCACATTGGATTGGCGAGCTGCGCTTGCTTGGCCCTTGCCATGTCCCAATCAATTTCGACGGGCTCGCATTGCGCGTGGCTGAAGATGGCCGAGACACGCTCGTCAGTAAGGCATGTCCACTTGACCCTGCCGCCTGCCTGCTGGAAGCGCGCAAGCATGGCTTCGGCCTTTAGCGATGGCTTGCCCTGAATGACAGAATAGTCCTGCATCGCAGAGGCGACGTGGCGTCCCTCGGCCTCTGCCATCAGCATCAGGGCGACAACCTGGTCCACCTGCGTCACGCCAAACAAGCGAGACTTGGCAATCGTCTCAGCCATGCGCATGATCTCATCGAACGAGCGGCGCTGCGGTTGCGCTGCGTGCTCAAATTTCACTACTTCACCGGCCATTGTTCTGTTCCTTTCCAAATGTGCGAGCCTCGCTCAACGGGCGGCGCTTCAGAGCGCACGTGCTTCTGACGAGGTTGATCGGTTGCCTAGGCTTGAGATGCGCGGTCAGGTCGAACGCGCAGACTTCTGCGCTGCGGGCCAAATGTTGGGTGAGATCGAAGCTCATGAGATTTCCTCATTGATTGCGGACAACAGGCGCATGGCCTCGTTTGGCTCTGGAACGCCGTAATCGCCATCGACGACGTCTGAGTAGCCGTCCAGAAACGCGGCGCAGCGCTCCAGCAGTTCTTCCAGAACGAGGATGCGGAGGCGCTGCTCGCCAACTTTGCGCGCTGCATCGTCAAGCAGGCTGTGGAGCGTCTCGACGCGGTCTGTTGTGAGGTCGTGGGCTTTCATGCCGACACCTCATCGGTCATCTTGGCGCACGCAGCGGCGACCTTCGTCCTGTGGTCCGCGATCATGTCCGCAACAGCAGCGTCATCAGCGTTAAGCGCAGCGACGAACGAGCGATATTCCGCAATCTTATTTTCGGCGTGGGTCAGCCATGTGTCTGCGCCGTTTAGCCAGTGCAGACCGGTATCAGCGCGGACTGCGTACATCAGCGCCGTGGTCAGGTCGCCAATTGCCGACGACAGAGCGTGCGACGGCGACCGATTCTGATACGCTTCCAGTTTTTCTTGTTTAGTCATCACGCCGCCCTCTCATCACGAGCCAGATCGCGGTAGTAATCAGCGCGGTCCTCGGCAGCGGCCTCGCGCGCATCGCCAACGAACACCTCGTAAGCGCGCCATGCGTTCGAGTTGATCTCCGCACGTTCAACAGCCGTGGACAGTGCGTCGGGGAGAGCTTCGTATGCGGATGCCGTGAACAGCGCGGCTTCGGTACCCGACATTTCGTCGGTCAGGCTTTCGATCATGCCGTCGAACACGCGGCGGACCTTGCGGGCTCCAAGTGCGTAGTAGGCGTCATCAATCGCGGCGAGGATCGACTTGCCAGCCTTGTGGCCAGCTTCGCAGATCGCGTCGGCTTCTTGTTCGATGTTCATGTGTGGCTCCCAACTGCCCGTCTCTGGGCGTGGGAGGACATTGCATTATGCAAAGTCAGATGACAAGCGAAATCTTGCATTGTGCAAGACTTTTTTCGTTAAGCCCTGTTTTTGCGGGCGAATGTCTGGAGGATTGCGGTCGCTTGGGGTTTCACTTCATCCGGCACGTTCGCCCATATCTCAAGGATCGACGTGTCTAGGTCGTTGGGGTCGTGATCGAGGATCATTCCAGGCGTAGTCTTAAGCGCGGGGGCTATTTTTAACAGCCATTTCAGCGATAAACCGCGCGCTCCGCTTTCAAGCAGCGATATCACCGAGCCGTTTGTCCCGACCAGCGCCGCAAGTTCATCTTGGGTGATCTTGCGAAATTCGCGCCACTCTCTGAGGTTGTTTACCGGGTCCGACCGTTTGCGCTTTGCCATTGGCGAACCTCACCTGCAAGACGCAAGGGGTCTTTGCTGTATTTGCAAAGAAGGGCTTGACGAACGCGCTTTGCAGAATGCAAGGTGCGCGCATGACCAAACGTTTCACCTCCGAGCAGTTCGAGACGCTTTTTGGCGGCACCACTGATCTGGCCCGCAGGCTGGAGAAGGTTACTGGCACGAAGGTCAGCGAAGGAACCGTCGCTGCATGGAAGAGCAGGGGCCGTATTCCCGCTCTGCGCGTGATTGCAGTTGAACGAGCAACAGGCATTCCGCGCCATCGCATTCGTCCTGATCTGTATCCTGCAAGCGACTTGCTGGGGGCAGCTTAATGCACAGCCCTTTGACGTCCTTACCACGCGCTTTGTCTGGTGTCGAACATGGCACAAAGGAAGCCGCTGCGGATCGCTGCAAATGATCGAGCAGCAAGCCCCCGATGATTTGCCGTTGTTCGCCTTCGGCGGTCGGACTTACGTCGCCGACCTCGATGCCAGGCGTTTAGGCGCACAGCTCACCCGCGTCATTGCCGCTATGTCTGACGGACGCTGGCGCACCCTCTCCGAGATACAGGCGCAGATCCTCAAGACGACCGGCAAGCGCGACCCGGAAGCCTCGCTCTCAGCCCGCCTGCGCGACATCCGCAAGCTGTGGGGCGAGGAGGCGATGGAAAGCCGCCGCCGGCACGAGGACGGCGTCGATGGGCTTTGGGAGTACCGTTCCAACGCTGTGCTGGGGGAGGCGACATGAGCCGCTTCGCAGCCGTCCCAACTGCCGCGCTTGATGATGAGCGCTTGGAAGCCCTCCACATTCGCGTCCTGACGGCCCTGTGTAGCTACGGGGACAAGGATGGCTGGTGCCGGGTAGGGCAGGAGCAAATCGCTGCCCGCGCCCGCACCAACCCCGCGCGCGTGTCGGCCTGCATCACTGCGCTTGTCGAGTGGGGCTGGGTCCGCAAGCAGCGCGTCGGGAAGATGCGCGTCAACGTCTACCAGGTCCTCATGGACTGCGACATGGACGCGGCCATCGACTTGCCAAGCGAGCAAGAACAAATTGCCCACCCAGCAAATCACTTTTGCCCACCCAGCAAATCACTTTTGCCCACCCAGCAAGTCACACTTGCTCCCACGGCAAATCCTATAGGAACACCGTTTTCTAACACCGTTTCTAACACAGCATCTTCTTCTGCTGACCCGCGCGTCAACGCGATGGATCGTATCCTCAAAGCCTGCGGGCCGGGGATGCTGGACCCTGCCAAATCGGCAAGCCCGATGCTCGACCTCCGCGCCCGCATCGGTCGCTGGCTCGAAGCCTGGAGCCTCGAAGACGAAATCCTTCCCGTCATCGAAGCCAAGACCCGCGACCCACGCACCCGGCCCATGAGCCACTTCAAATTCATCGAAGAAGACATCGCCGCGTTCCACGCCAAGCGCGTGGAACCTCTCCCGGAGATTTTCCATGAAGCAGCTACACTCAGCCGCATCGACGGCTCTAGCCAAGGCGCAGACCCCAGCCGCCCCGGCAATCATGCCCGCAGCACTCGTTCGCAGGGAGCCGGAAGCCAACCTCGCAGCGGCAATCTCGCAACTTCAGCGGCTTGGCTGCGACGTATGCGTGAAGAAGCAGTTGGTGTTCCCGACGAATCCGAAGACCGGCGAGATGACTGGGTGGCGTGAACAGGTCAGCGGGACCGAAATTGTGCTGGCCCAGTCGCACGATCTGGACGGCGCGGCTCGCGCGGTTGCCACGCTGCTGGCGCCGGCATCCGTGGACGAGATCGAAATATGGCTCTCGGAAGTCTCGGCCATAACGGCCCGGCGTTCTGAGACGGCGGAAGAGGGCGCCATGACCCTCGTGGCCTATTCCTCGCGCCTTCGCCAATACCCTGGCGACATCGTGCGCCAGACGCTCCTCGAATGGTCGGGCAAGTGGTTCCCGACCTGGGGCGAGCTGAAAGAAATTCTCGATGTGCGAACGTCACCGCGCACGTTCATTGCGGACGGCATTGCCCGGCTGCGGATGCCTGAGCCGCCAAAGCCGCGCGGCGACATCTCCAAACTGAAGCGGGAACTTGTCCTGCTGCAAGACGACTGCGTGCCGTTCGAACTTCGGTACGCCTCGCGTGAAGAACAAGTTGAACGGATGGCCGCGCGCATCCTCGAACTGAAATCCGAAATCGCAAAATTCGAACAGGGGGCTTAACCATGTATGACGGGCAGGTATCCGAGTTCGACATCCTCGCGGCTGAAACCGCTGAGATGTTTACGTGCAATGAGATCAGGCGACACGTCGAGCGGCACTTTCAGCTTCAGCCTGGGACGTTGCTAATCCGCTCCCGACGCTGGCACATCTCGCACAATCGACAGCTCGCGATGGCGCTTTGCTACAAGCATTTCCGCCATCGTCTGAGCTACGAAAGCGTCGGCCGTCAGTTCGGCGGGATGCATCATTCGACGGTGATCTTCGCCTGCCAGAAATTCGGCTTAGAGCCCGACCCTGTGCAATCCGAGAGGGGCCGGCGCGCGAGGACATTCCGCATCGATGCGCAGATCCGTCGCTTCGCGGTGGCCGTATGAACAAGTTCAGCGCCCGCAAGATAACCCTCGACGGCATCGACTTCGCAAGCCAGGCCGAGGCCAACCGCTACAGCCAGTTGAAGCTGTTGGAGCGCGCCCGCGAGATCAAGGCGCTGGGCGTCCATCCGCAATACCCGCTCAAGGTCAACGGGACCATTATCGGCAACTACACGGCTGACTTCGCTTATTTCGAGGGCGGGCGGCAGATCGTCGAGGACGTGAAGGGCATCGTGACGCCAGAAGCCTCGCTCCGTATGCGCGTCTTCATGGCCTGCTATTCGACGCACGAGCTTCGCATCGTGGACCGGAAGGGAAGCTGGGAACGGTTCAAGCAGCGCGCAGTGACGGCGAGGGCCGCATGACCCTGCACACCGGATCTGGAAGCCTTCCCCAGCACATCTACTGCCACGTTGAAAAAAGCTTTGTCCGCACCGGGCAGCAGACCGGAACGGAGCCCTGCGTCTGGTTCGGCCTTCGCGCCTTTGCCGGCCGCGCATGGGGCTGTCACGTCCTGCTGGAAAACGGCGCAGTCGTGCGCGACCTCCCGCTCCACGCGCTTGCCCAGCACGCTGACGCCAATCCGTGGACGCTTGAAGCCAGCCAGCATTGGGATTGCTACGGCGACCAGTTCAGCCTTGTCCGCTACACCTATCTGAGCGGCCTTGAAGCCCGCGCCAAGTGCGCTTCGGCTGAGCATCTGGGCGAGTACCTGTTCACAGCCTGCCCGATGCTCGACGGCTTCAGCGCCGAGCCAGAGCAGAGCAAAGAGTTTATGTTCCTGGCGTTGAGGAACGGACGCTTTGCAGCGCAACCGACAAACAGAGTTCTCTTCATTGAGCGCAGCTTCACCGAGCCATCATCTTGGCCGACCGACATCCAGCGCCAGCGCGAAGTCTGGTCCTGCGAGAGCGCGCTAGACCTCGAGCAAAGCACAATCGAAATGATCAGGGGCGCCGCATGACCTCCCGCCGCAATCACACGCACGATGTGAAGCAGGCTGCTTGCCAAGCCGCCCAGCTCGTCCAGCGCCAGACCTGCGAAGGCTGCCAGCACCTGCGAGCCCTTCGCCCAATGTGCATGTCCGAAGCCTCGCCGCATTGGCGAGCACCTCGAGCAACGTACCAGGACTGCTGCACCGCCTACACCGTCAAAGGCCGTCAGCAGCCCGCGCCCGCACCGATTGTAACCAGCGTACCCCGACCGCCCGAAACAAAGCGCAAGCGGTCCTACGTCACCGGGGATGTCTCCCGGCGACTGTCCTAACACCCCAAGGAGCTAACATGAAAACCGCATACGAACTCGCACTAGACGAATTCAAAGACGCTTCCGCCGCTGTCCGTGTCGCCTTCGCCGCACACGCCGAGGCACGCGCCGCCCAGATCATTGCCAACCGCAATTACACGTCAGCGTCCGAAGCTTATGGCGCCGCCACCATCCGGCTTGCCAAGGCTGACGACAGCCTGACGATTGTGAAGGAAGAGCCACCGGTCCCCGCAGACATTGATGTGACGCGCTCGCCCCTCATGAATGGCGTGACGTTCGTCGAGGCGACCCTCTCCAGCGCAGCGGAGTAATCCAATGGGGCGATTGGGGCGACCACGGAAGATCGGGACGCGCTACAAGTCGGGCGACATCCGTCCAACCGATGCCGAAATCGAACGCCGCAAAACACCACGCGGCGAGACGGTCGAACCAACGCCCGAAACCATCGCCCGCAGACAGGCCCTGTTTGGCGATTACAGGGCCGTCCGTGAGGAAGTCTGCCCGGTCGATAGGGTGGCCGCCAGACTGACCGAGGAGCAGTACCACGCGGGCCGCTACGCCCGCGCGGTCTATGCGCGGTATGTCGTTGCCATCCGCGCGCCTAGGGTGACGGCTGGCCAACTTCGCGATTACGTCCAAGGCAGCGGCGAAGGGGGCATGACTTACGACCAGGCCCGCTCCGCCGTTGCCGAGTACCTCGACGCGGTGACAGCGATCCGGCGCTATTCGTATCGGTCGCTGCTCGAGGTGCAGCGCGTCATGCACGGATCACCCCCCCGATCGCTTGACGTGCTGTGTGTGGGGCTTACCGCGCTGGCGGATCACATGGGAATGTTTAAGCGAGAGTCGGCGTAAACTCTAAGCTTTACAGCGCCAGCAAATCGCCTTAATTGGGAAATTCAGAGTGGCGGTTCCTGTGTGGAGCCGCCATTTTTGATTCAGGGGCGCCATGATCCTGCCCAGCCGCGAAATGGTCACGCAGATCGAAACCGCGCGCTGGTCACCCGATCCCGAAACCGTCGCAACCCTAGATTTTATCGTTAGTTCTTTGACGGTTGCCGACGATACCGGCACCAGCGAGCTGCAACGCATCTACCAACGCTGCGCCTACGAAGCCGAACGCGACGAGGCGGTCGGGCAACTCGGCTTTCGCCTGGCTGCCTCAAGACGCAAGCACGTCTATGTCTGGTTCATGGCGGATTGCCCGGATGATGGCTGGTGTTCGTTTCATCTGGTTCTGTCTGACCGGCCGATCACTCGGGAAGACGTCAGACGAAAGGCCAAGCGGCGGTTTTCATTGAACCTGCTGAAAGAGCGGTCGGATTGGATCGGATACGACAAAGCCGCCGCCCCGGAGGGCAGCGGCTCTGATTTCTAAGAAGCTTTTTTCCAGCGCAGTTCGGCTAGTTGCCGGGCCGGGTTGGTCTGAACCGGGACGATCCGGTTGTCTCGCAGCGTTCTGCTGAATGCAAACGATGCAAAGACATTCACGGCCGAGATGAAAAAGCAGGCAGGCCACAAGGCCCAAGCCGGTGCCAGATCATACTCGGTATTGAGATGCTCAAGACCAATGTGGTTCAAGCCAGCCTCAATACAGCAGAAGCCAACGGCAAGAATGCCAGCGACAACTGCGGTGAACCAGTTCCGCGTCTCCCAGGCTTCCTGAACCCGGCCAACGGCCTTGCTCAGGAGGAACACGATAACGGCCATTGCGACCGTCAGGAGTGTTCCGGGAAGCCAACCCTTGGCCCAAAAGCCCAGAGTGGCGGTGACGACCGAAAGTGCGACGAAAGCAACGCAAGCCTGGCTTTCAAACGGACGATCTTCGGTATATTTGGTGGTCATTAGCGGGGTCCTTTCCCGTTAGGGCCGTGGGTGAGGGTCAGATCTCCCCGCGGCCTGCTGATTTTCAATCTGCTCCCCGAGCAAGTGCGCTCGTGCAGTGAGTGAAATCTAGCCCGTTCGGTTAAGTAAATCGCCGTTACCGCCCAAGTTACATGGGCCATTCCAAATCAACAGTTCGTGAAGTGACGCAGAGGAGGGCAAGATGGCCTATCCCAATCCGATCATCCGTTACCGCGAGAACAACCGCGAAATCTTGCGCGGCGTCACAAAGGACCATCGTGTTGGGAGGTTCGTCTTGCAACAGCGCGAGAACGAGACTGCGAAGGCTGTCCTAGACTTCACCGACGTGTTGAACGGCGCGACGATTACTGCCGCTGTTGCAGACAACAACATCAGCGGCTCTGTCGCGGTTTCATCCGGACAGGTCACGCTCACAACGACAGGCCTCGGCATGGGCTATGGCGACACTGACGTCACCGTGACGTTCAGCGATGGACGCATCCGCATCGAAAAGCTCCGCTATGCCGAGGTCAACGGAAACTGGCGCAGCGATTACGGATGGACGTATGCGTCATGACTAAGCTGAGCGAACAGCAGGAAAGGTTCTGTCAGTTCGTCATTCAGGGCTTTACGCAAACGGAAGCCTACAAGCGCGCTGGCTACAAATCCAAGGACGAACACGCAGCAGGGGCAAACGCGAGCCGCCTGATAGCTAATGATAGGATAGCCCAACGCATTGCCGAATTGCGGGCTCCTGTAGCAAAACGGGCTGAAGTCACGCTGGCTTATCTTCAAAAGCGCGCCCTTCGCCTGTTGAACAAGGCTGAAAAGGCCCAGCAGTTTGCGGCTGCGAATGGCGCTCTGAAAGAGCTTGGCATTCTGAGCGGTGAACGGGTCGAGCGCTCCGAGCGCACAAACCGGAACATCACAGTTGATGAATACAGCGACGAAGACCTCATCGCCCATCTCGCCAGCAATGGCAGCGCAGGAGCTATTGCGGAGGCGTCACGCGCGAAGGGGTCTGATCCCGTTCACTGAATACACCAACGCCGCTTACGAACCCGCGCCGCCTCATTCGGAGATAGCCGAGAAGCTGGAAGCGGTGGAACGGGGCGAGATTGACCGCCTGATGATCTTCATGCCGCCACGCCACGGCAAGTCGGAACTGGCCTCGAGGCGCTTTCCCGCCTGGTACATGGGCCGCAACCCGGACAAGCAGATAATCGCGGCAAGCTACAACTCGGACCTAGCCTCGGACTTCGGGCGCGAGGTGCGGAACATCATCAAGACGCACGAGTTCACGCGGCTGTTCAATGTGAAGCTGGCGGAAGACAGCCGAGCGGCCGGCAGGTGGAACACTGACGCAGGCGGGGCTTACGTTGCGGCTGGTGTCGGCACAGCGGTCACAGGCCGCGGCGCGCACATCCTGCTGATCGATGACCCTGTGAAGGACCGCGAGGAAGCCGAGAGCGAGCTACGGCGGGACACGATCTGGAATTGGTACACATCCACGGCTTACACCCGCCTGATGCCTGGCGGTGCGGTGATCCTGATCCAGACGCGCTGGCATGAGGACGACCTGGGCGGGCGGCTCCTCGAGGCAGAGGGCAATGGCGGCGACCAGTGGGTCAAGGTCAACCTGCCTGCGCTGCACGATGGCAAGGCGCTCTGGCCCGAACGCTATGACGTAGACGCCCTGAAGCGCATCAAGGCTGCAATCGGGCCTAGGGACTTCGAAGCGCTGTACCAGCAGAACCCGACGCCTGATGACGGTACGTTCTTCCAGCGCGATTGGTTCAAGCGCCACGACGATCCGCCCAAGCTGGGCCACATCTACATCACCAGCGACTACGCGGTGACCGAGGACGGCGGCGATTGGACCGCGCATCTCGTGTGGAACTATCACGAGGACACGCTGACGCTGATAGACGGCTGGACCGGCCAGACCTCGGCAGACGTGTGGATTGAGGAGCTGCTGCGGCTGTTCAAGCAACACAGGCCGCTGTGCTATTTCGGCGAGGCTGGCGTGATCGTCAAAGCGGTCAAGCCGATGCTGACCCGGCGCATGAACGAGCTTCGCGTGTTCTCTCGCACTGAGTGGATACCGAGCATCTCGGACAAGCCGACACGGGCGAGGGCATTCCAGGCTCGCGCTGCGATGGGCAAGGTAAGCCTGCCGCGCTCTGATCTGGGCGAGAAGGTGCTGAACCAGCTTTTGAGCTTCCCGGCCGGCAAGCACGACGATCTGGTCGATACCTGCGCCTTGATGGGCATGGTGATCGACATGGCGCATCCGGGCTTTACGCCGGCCGCGCCTCTCCCTCTGACGCGACCACGCGACTATCGGCCAGCAGCAAAGGCTGACAATTGGCGAACATTGTAAGCATGTCGGCCAAGCCCGAAGTGGGCGAGGACGGTGCCGAGCGCATCCGGACGATGGTGCGCGAGTATCTGGACACGATGGAGGAAGCGCGCGACCGCGCCAGCCTTGCGCGTGATTACTATGACGGCAAGCAGTGGACCCGTGAGGAGATTGCGACCCTCAAGCAGCGCGGCCAGCCGCCGATCGTCTTCAATCGCATCAAGCGCAAGGTGGACAGCATCCTCGGCGTCGAGCGCAACCGCCGCACCGATCCGAAGGCCTATCCGCGCACACCACGCGACGAGCAGTCCGCCGACATCGTAACGCAGGCGCTGCGGTTCGTGAGCGATCAGACGCGGCTGAACAACATCTTCTCAGGCGCTTTTGAAAACGGGATGATTGAGGGGGCAGGGGCCGCCGAAGTGATCATGGACGGTCCTGAGGACATCAAGGTCAACCTGATCCCTTGGGATGAGTTCATATTCGACCCGCGCTCAAGCAGGCACGATTTCTCAGACGCGCGTTACCTCGGCGTCCTGAAGTGGATGGACGCAGACGACGCAATTGCGCTGTACCAGGACAAAGCCAAGGAGATCGAGAACGGCATAACCGGCTCGGAGAAAGCCTTTGTTGCGGACGTCTCCGTCGATGACAAGCCGTCATCGGGCACGTGGATCGACCGCAAGCGCAGGCGCGTTCAGGTCTGCCAGCTCTACTACAAGCAGGGCGCAGAGCATATGTACGCAGTCGTTGTCGGCGGCGTGCTGATCATGGACGGGCCGAGCTACTACCGCGACGAGAAAGGCCGCACGGTCTGCCCGATCGAAGCCTTCTCGGCCTATGTGGACCGCGAAAACAATCGGTACGGCGTGGTTGCCGACATGCGCGGCCCGCAAGACGAGATCAACCACAGGCGCTCCAAGGCCGTTCACTTCCTCCACAGCCGCCGCGTCATGGCGCAGCAAGGCGCTGTCGCTGATGTGAGCCAGGCCAAGCGGGAGATCGCCCGCCCGGACGGCTGGGTCGAGGTTGTGGACCCGCAATCCGTGCAGGTGCTCGACACGCAAGCCGAGACGGTAGGCAACCTGAACATGCTTCAGGAAGCCAAGTCGGAAATTGACCTCCTCGGCCCGAACAACGCCTTGCAGGGGAAGAACACTGAGGGCCAGAGCGGACGCGCAATCATCGCCCAGCAGCAGGCGGGGCTTGCCGAGCTTGCGCCGCTTTACGACCGCTTCAACGACTTCAAGCTCCGCATCTACCGGGCGACATGGGCGCGCATCAAGCAATTCTGGACGAGCCCGAAGTGGATACGCATCACGGACGACGAGCAGGCCACGCAGTTCATCGGGCTGAACCAAGTGCAAGGCATCGACCCGATGACCATGCAGCCGCAGGTGAGCAATCCGGTGGCGCAGATGGACGTAGACGTCATCTTGGAGACTGGCCCCGACACGGTCACGTTGCAGAGCGAGGAATTCGAGCAGCTTGCGCAGATCATGCCGCAGCTAGCCACGCTGCCGCCGCCTTACGCGCTGGCCCTCATCGAAGCCTCTTCTCTGCCGGCGCAGCGCAAGAAGAAGATGACGGAGCTGTTGTCGGGCCAAGGCCAGCAGCAAGACCCCGAAGCGATGGCGATGCAGAAGCGCGCTGCCGAGGCTGAGATAGCGGGCAAAGAAGCCGAAGTGGGGCTGAAGCAGGCGCAGGCGCAGGCGACGATAGGCAAGGCGCAGATGGATGCCCAGATGGCCCCGCTCCAAATTGAGACGGAGCGCATGAAGCTGGCGGATGCCGCGGCGAGCCGTGAGCACGAGCTGATCAAGATGGGCCACGAACGCGA